AATTGATTTTATATATTTATATTGTTAGAACCGTTCTTACGGTAATAATTTGCTCTGCTGTAGGAGAATATGGCTCTCTTACCGAGAAGAACAAGAAGTCACCTGAGAACTGGTCGATTGTTCGTTCTGAAACACTTGTTACGATAATATTTTGAGATACTAATGTTGGATTTGTTATATTTCCACCTTCTGTAGGATCAGTTACTAGTGTATCACCAATACTAACAGTAAAGTTATTAAATACAGATAATAAGATCTGAGTATCGGTAAAGTCAACTACACGATATTTCTTATATCCATCTTTTAATAATAACATGTCATATTGAAGTAATGCTGGATCAAAAGTGCCTGTAACAAGAACACAACCTGAACCAATATCATCAGTAAATGTTCTATTAGAACCAAATTGCTTAAAGTTACGAACAAGTCCTACCTTACGATAGTCATTGTTGATCTCAATACCTTGATTCTTATCTCGTGAGATAGAAGTATAGAATACGATTGAGTTTGCATTTAATTCATCGATAGCATTTGATCCATGACCACCTAATGGAGACATGATAGCTCGTGCAACAGCACCAGAAGAACCAGTATTACCTGTGATCTGAACGTCTGTCCATGTATAACCAGAACCAGGATTAGTTATAACTACTTTGGTTACTTTACCACCTGAGCAAACAACATCAGCTGTAGCACCAATACCGTCTCCTAAAATAGTAGCAGTCGCTCCACCGTAACCAGTACCGCCGTCAACTACTTTAATAACTTCTATTGTACCTGGAACTGCAAGTAATTCTACGTTAGCTTGTAATGTATCAACATTACCAACCGAGAAGTCTGCCACTAAAACAGCTCCTTCGCCAGATCCAGATGAATCAACGATTTCAATATTAGCATTAGTATATCCAATACCAGGATCATCAATACTATAGCCAACAATCTCACCACCAGTACCAAGAATTGCAGTTGCTGTTGCATTTCCAGATGTAAGTGTTAGAGTATGAGATGAACCAATACCATCTGTTAGATTAATATATGTTCCATTTGTAGCATTTATTGATGATGTTGCTAATCGGAATGAATCATTATCTACTTTAATAATATAATAAGTATTTCCATCTGTAAGATTGCCTATAGATGTGCCACCACCATTGTCATAGACAACTGCATCACCAGTAACTAATCTATGACCAGTGTAACTAATAACTTCTGTCACATCATTAAGACTTGTGGCTGCATTAAATGTAATTTGTGGATTTGATATTGTAACTAACGGAGTAGATGTATATCCGTTTCCAGGATTTGTAACGCTAATAAGAGTTACTTTACCACCGCCTATAGAAGCTTCTGCTTCAGCTTGTGTTCCAGTACCAGGAGCATCAATTGTAACAGTTGGAATTTCTGCATATTTAGAACCAGTTAAACCAACAGATACTGAATATACACTATCAATACCAGGAGAAATAACTAATGATATTTCTGCCTCAGTTTTTTCAATAACAGCGGTTAATACTGCATCTTTACCTAAGTAAGTTAATTTTGACGAACCATTTAAAACTTCGCCAGATGTATGAGTTGGCCCACTTGTGCCTGTTGTACCTGCTTCTGTAACTTCATAATATCTACCGCTATATTTAAGAATGTCACCTAAAACAGCCGTAGTTAATGTAACCCAATCATCGTCTTCGGTTATTGGAACATCTGCAGTAACTGTTGGTTGATCTTGATATCCATAGCCACCATCAATTAAAGATACAAGACCAACAGCATCACCTGATAATACGCATTCTGCTGTTGCAGTCGTTCCAGCATATCTTAATTGTGCCCCACCATTTGTAATAGTTCCTGATGTATGAATTGGACCTGAAGTACCTAATTTAGTACCTGATAGAACATAATAGAAATTTGTTTTTAACGTGGATGGATTTAAATAGCTTACATAACTACCTAAAGGAACATCTCCACCAGATGTCCATGCAATTGAATTTGAAAATGGAGCAGAAATTGTAATATTTGGAACAGACGTAAATCCTTCACCACCATCTGTAGTTGTAATAGAACTAATTAAATATGGATTAAATTCTTTATTACCATCACCTGTAATAATAGCAGTTGTAGTAGCAGGATTATATCCACCTCCACCATTTTCAATAGCAATACTATTAATAGCTCCTGAAGAGTAGAATTGATTTTTAAGTGATGTTGAAACAGGCATATATGCAGATGATAGGAATCTATTTCTTAACGAAACAGGAATACCATACATAAATTTCCATTTATAACCGTCAGAAGTTTCAAATACTTCTGTTGTAGTACCTGTAGGCATATAAGTTGACGGAGCATTATCATTATTGTCAATACACTTATACACATTATATTCGTTTGTTAGTACATAGAAATTTGCATCTTCTAAACGGACAGCACCAGAATAGGCTGGACCATAGCCATATCCAGTTGTGGATTCATAAGCATCATCATACATATCATAAACAGTGCCAGTATTCCAATCAATTCTTCGTGCAACATATGAAACGTCAGAAGGTTTAATTAACTTGGCAGTTAAAATGTCTCTACGAACATGAAGTTCATAACGGAAGTTTTCTGAAGGAGCTCCAGGCGTATCACTTGTAGATGAAGGAATAAATGGGCTTAGGAAATCTTCCCATGTATTCTCTTTACCAAACCAGTGATAGTATTTTGCTGTCTTAGAAGTTACTTCCTGATACACCGCATCCGCGATGGTTTTTTTGAACTTCTGTTTGAACATTGAATATGATGATGACATTTTATTATCCTACAGTAACAACCCAAGAGATAGCAATAGTTTCTGAACCTGATTTTGTAATAACAGGGAATGTAGTACGGCAAAGCATAGTACCATAAGTAATCTTATGATTTGAACCAACACCTGATGTAATAGCAATAGTAGTTGGAGATCCTGCTGTAGCATTAGCATAACTGGTAGCTAATTTAATATTATCAGCATCCACTCGAACAACATAGTATGTACCACCGTCTGTCAAACCAACTACAGCAGTACCACCACCGTCTGTGTATGTAACTTTATCACCTGTTGTAAGACCGTGGGCAGTGTATTCAATTTTATGTGCTCCATCATCTACATCAGTATCTGCATCAAATATAAGAACTGCTGAATCGTCTTTATTAAAGATACCAGCTTCAACAATTGAACCTGTTCCAACACCAGCACTGAAAGTTGCAGTAAATGTTACGTTAACTCCTGAAGCTGTTGCTGAAGTTGTTGTTACTCGAGCTAGCTCATTAATTAAAGTTGTTTGTGATAAAGCTCCTGTCTGAGCATCATCACCAATAGCCATATAGTTCATTGGATCGAATGTTGAAGAATCTACAATTCGTGATGCAATAAATTCTTTACCTGCTGTTACGACAAGATTAGGAACCTCAGTAGAATATACTAGTTCTTTATTATCGTTAAATTTTTGTATTAACAATTTACCTGTTAATTTGATACTGTCTTTAAACATTATTTACTCCTATGGTCCTGTAATAGTTGGTGAAGAGTCAGTTACTGTCACCGTTGATGTTAAGTTATTCCTACCGTCACCATAGAATGTTATAGTTTCTGGTGGGTTGTAGTATTCTTCTGGTATCATATAGTTTTCTTCATCATATGGTTCTATTCTAATCTTACCACCTAGATCAGATGGGTACGCAAAATCATTACCACTTATAAGTTTATTTATAGTAGCAAGGGTTGCTTTGCCTCTCCATTCGCCTAGTTCTAAATCTGCCGTAACTCCTGGTTCATAAGTATTTTGGATCTGATATTCACCAAATAGAGCTGTTCCGGCTGGATGGAGATAAGATTTAATAAGAGCTTTATATTTTTCAAGCTTTTCGTCAACTGTAATAAGATATGAGAATTTTTGCCATCTATAACTATCTTGCAAGAAGATATCATCATCAAGGAATCCGTCATTAGAAATATAATAACCTTGATATTTTGCAACAGCACCAATATCAAATCTAATTAACAGATAGTCTGGATTATTACCTTGACCACTTACAGATTCTTCAAAGAATTGTTGAATAACAGTACCGACATATGATGGATCAGTATGTGCTATTTCAACGTAATTAGGATTCATTACATAACCAAAGTCATCATATTTTTCTACAATAGAATCATTAGGCAATGAATATTGAAGAGTTGAATTCTTGGTAATTTCTAATGAGGATGTTGCAACTATAGGTTCATTTGACTGAAGTAAATAGAAACTAGAATCATATCCACAACCATATCTAATAGTTGCTAAATTAACAACACCGCCATTTTCATCTACTCTAGTAACTTTTAATAACTGAGTAATAGATACACCATTAGAAACTGTAGTACCTGTAATCAGGTCGCCAATTTTATAACCAGTACTTGCTTGAGTTACTGTATATGATACTGTTGTAGGAATAATTGTTCCAGCTACTCCTTCATAATTAATTGTATATCCAACTTGAATATTACCATAATAGTTCTTATTAATAAAAACTTCGTAGATATTTGCTCTAATATATTTAACACGTTCAATAAAAACTTTAATTGAAACATTAGTACCTTTAATTGATATTCTATTACCAACTAACACTGATGGAGATCCGGTAGAAACATCAACAAACACTGACATCTCTTGTCGCCATTTACCATCTGAAGCTTTAAGTACTGAATCCCATGGATATGAGATCTCAGCTACTTTATTATAAAGAAGTTTAAATAAGAACTTATAAGATGATTCAACGCCCTTAGCTACAAATAACTGTTTAACTTTTCTTAATAATAATTTTTGATTAATAAATTCATAGTTATCACCAAATACATCAAGTTCATTTTTAAAGAATTGAATATATTCGTCAAGAGTTTGATCGATATCTCTTACAGTTTCTAGATTTCTTTGTTGATTACCACCAGAATAAGTTGGACCAGAAGCTCCAACTGTAAATGACTTCTTATCCATATATTCATAGTATGCCTCAATAAAGGCAACGAATAATGGATAGTCTTCCCGAGCAAATTCAGGAATCTGTTTTGAAACTATCGATTTTAAATTAATCGTCATTAGTTACGGCTTGATGTGAATTGATAATTAGCACCGCCAGCAGGATCACCGACAGATACTTTATCAAGGATAACTGATACATTAATCTGTGAATCAGGAATAGTTACTAATTGGTTACGAACAGATACAACATCATTTGATTGAGGTTTAATAATCAATTCAAATATATCTGATGTTGTCTGATCAATACCAGTAATCTCTA